TGTGGGTTTAGGAAAGCAACGGCTTTGTCTATTAAATTGAGTTGGGCTTTTTTCACGAGAAGTTGGCGTAGGTTGTTCTAATCCTTGTGCCATTTGCCGAGTCAATAGCAAGCGTTAATTCAGCGATGGTAGACGAAACTTCACCGAGGTTCGCCCTCGAAAAAGAGCGTCCCGCTATTGAGTATGAGCTACCCGCCACCGCTATTGCTTCAAGACAAGTGACATATTTATCACGCAACGAAGTTAGGGTGGCTAAGGGTAGCCCGATAAAATCACCCTTCGCCATTGATTTCCTCTTCTGTCAAGCTAGCGGGTGAAATCCGTAGTAGCTTGTAAAGCCCCGCCCCGACAATATTCATGCACTCACAATCGAGTAAGTGGTTCTGCTTTCCGATTTGCTTCCATACCATCCTTGTTCTGCCGTTGAGGGGATTCTTCACAGCTACCTTCACCTCTGCCCGAATATGGGTGTGCCAAACCTCGGGAGCGTCATCGGCCACGAATCCGTCAGCGTGGAGGAGGTTCGAGAATATGTCTTTGATGCTAGGATTAGACCAACGCCAAACAGGGCATAGCCTCCACTTCCATCCCGCCCTAGATTGACTCGCCTTACCCGAGAGGGGGTCTCCATTAGAGATTCTGGCAAAGGGTCGAGTCACTTTCTGCTCTCCCACAATCTCCGAGAAGGAGGAGCGATCTGAGCCAACCAAGGCAATCCAACCATGTAAACAACATTGGTAATAGACATCTCGGGTTTGATCGCCCGAATCAATAAAGACCATTTTGGGTTGCACCTTAAACTCGTCTGCCTTGGCTTCGATATCGCCCCAAGTCTCAAGGCGGCCAGCCCATACCATTCGAGACTTGCCTTCATCGTTATACGCTCGAACCAGTACCCAAGTGTGAAAGCCACCGGACTCCTGCACATCGACGGACATCACGCACTTCTCCCCCTCCCGAACCTCGCCCATCTTGTAGCCACCCGCCTTGATCTCGATTCGTTCCTGTTCGTGTTCTAGCCAAGGCTCGGCCAATACTCGATTGATGAAATCTTGCAACCCCACGATTCCCGCATATTTATCCTGTAAGAACTTCACCGCCAAGCTCCCGAATGTAACCCAAGGGGCATAGAGGCCGTTGAGATGGTAGGAGCGTCTAGCTGGTTCGCCGTTGGGGTTGGTTGCCTTCCATTCACCTCCTCGAAGCATAGCGGTTTTTTGTCCGTCAGTAATTGGCTTCTTGCATCCTTCGCACTCGTAAAAGGCTGAGGATTTTACTAGGGCGAAGTCATAGACGCTATCCTCTAGTTTTGCTTTATCGTCCCACTTGATCTGCCCCCAAATAAGTTTCTGTTTCAATCCACAATGCGGGCAAGGCACAAAGAAGAACCGCATATCCCCTTTTAGCCACTCGCTCCATATTGTACTATCTGCCGTGGTCGGGGTGCTGGTGGTTATGATTAGATGGTTCGGGTAGGTGCTAACTCTAGCCTCTGCCAACTGCAACGCTCCCGCTTCTGTTTTGCTAGACCCTGCTTCTGGATATTTGTCCACCTCATCGAGCATCAAAAGGGAAACAGACCTAGAGGCAAGATTGGCGGGGCTGTTACTTCCCACAAACCAAAGGCTCATCTTTCTAAAATGCTGTTCGAGAATCTTGATCTTATCTGTGTTGTCGGGCTTTTCTTTGGCTAGGGCTGGGCAATCATCAATCATCGGCAACCATCTAGTTTCGGAGAACGATCTAGCAAGAGCCTCGGAGGGCATCACCCAAAGGGCGGGGCAAGGCCGCTCGGCCAGTCGATAGGCTAGGCCAGCGAGAATCGTTGTAGTCTTGGATGTCTGCGCTCCCCAAACTAAGCACACCCGCCGAACTGAATCATCCCCGAAAGCCTCAAGGGGTTCTCTCACATATGGGGTGAGGTTGGTTGAGTACGCACCCGGAATGTTCGTCACCCTTGCCGAGAGCGTAAGGTTTTTCTCTGCCCATTCTGGAATTGAAAGATGCTCTCTGGGTTTGAATAAGTCCCTAGTGAATCCGTTGATTTCTTGGATTGGATTATTGGGCATATATTTCTTCGAGGGGCGTTTCTGTTAAGTCTTGCTCTTTTGCTTTGCGAGTTTTTTTAATCTCAAGATATTTTCCGTATGCCTCGCTTTTGGGCTGAGTAAATGCAAGACCCTTGCACCACCAGTCATTCCTAAGAAGAACCTTACACATTCTTCTCCAAGAAGGAGCTATTCTTTTATCCTCTAAAAGCTTGGGGGCTTCATCTGGGATTGAGTCAATATATCCACGCTCTAGCCACCACCCAATAAATTTCTTAAATTTTACTATATAGTGATCTCTTGTTTTCTTGGGAAGCGACTTTAACAATAGGTTCGTAAAGCTTTTCCATGTGTGTCCGTCTGGCTTTGATATTTTGTTATATCCCATAATGTTGCCATTTTCTTGAACATAAAGCGCACCGCTGTTGGCCCCATTAACTCTAGATATAAGCTTGAACCAAGTGTGCGGCTCTAAAATGTGATACAACCAAAGCCCCCTCCTTTGATCGTCCCCATACGGCTGACACAACCTTTGCTTGCTAATTGGAACACCCGCCTTATGCATAAGGTCATATATCTCATTATGTTTTTTGTCTTTAAACTTTGCGTGGTATCTCCAAATATCTTCGGTTCTCCAATCATAAATTGGATATATGTTGTATAAATTTTCTTCTACTCCTGTGGTAAATCGCTTCCCTTCGTGCATCTTCTTGTCTTGCAGGGCTATTGTTCTGAACCTATTCAGGCTTTCATCTGCTCTAATTCCGATGAATCCACCAGTTTTTGCTCCACCGGAATACCATATGCCCCACAATACCATAAACTCCTCAAACTCCATTCCAGAAACAAAAAATGGGTAATAACCTTTGTCTTTAATTGCCTTGGCTGGTGGCTGTCTTACCCATATTTCACTCTTGCCCTCTTCCCAGCAAGTCCACCTTGGCTCATAATTTGTAACCGCATTTCTTAATAACATGGGCAGACATACCCAATGAAGGTCTATATTGCTTGCATAATCATTCGTCATTTGTTCTAGGTGCTCGATTGTTTTTTGATATTGAGCCTCAAGATCAATTATCAAGACTCCTACCTTCCGATTCCTTTTTACGGCCTCCTCCAAGACAAGGTGTAGCATTACGCTACTATCTTTCCCACCAGAAAAGCTCACATATACTTTTTCGAAGACATCGAATGAATAACTAATTCTTTTCCTTGACGCTTCCAGAACGCTCTCCGAGTTGTATTTTTTTGTTGTAGCCATTAGTTTAGTTCCTCGTCCTTCCTCGATTCAGCCTCTTTAAGTGTTGCTGTCTTTTCGTTTTTAGATTCCAGCCATTTGTTTAGATACTTTAATGCCGACATATTGGCCGCTAGCTGTTGTTCCTTTGTAAGCAGATTAAATCCCCCCCTGTAAACAGAAGGTATTTGTTTTTCGTAACAAAGACACGCTTGCCCTAGCCACGCTATTCTGTTCATGCTTTCATTGCTAAGGTTGTGCTCGCAAGAGTTGGGCCACTCAGTAATTACACGACTCAATGTGGACTCAAAATGCTCTGTATTTTTAAGAAAATCAGCGTATTCTTGCTTGCATTGATCATCGTCAATCGTGTCGTTTTGAGGTTTGTTATTATAGAATCCAGCCTTAAAACATTCCCACTTATTCCAAGGATGATATATTCTATTCATGAAAGATTTTCGGATTCTTCTAGGGCAATAAACTCGTCCTTGTTTTCTTCAATATCCCACGATTGCGAGAACTCTTGATCATTGAATAGTTCTGATAGTCCGCTTAATTGACATAGCCTTAAAACTTCGTCTGCCTCCATTCCAAGCTCCCTGCTTATTCTATCGTCTGACCAATTCCTTTTTTTAAGGTCAACCACAATATCGGACATTGCCTCCACCCGGTGTTTCCCTCTAGCTCTATTGTGTCTTATCGTTGCCGCCATTCTGTCTGTTTTATCTGTTCTGTCGCTCCTTATGCGCACTAGGGGCAGATAGCCATTGATTCTTTTTTGAATGTCTAA